CGGCTGGACCGGCTGGATGGCGTGCCGATGGGGGCGGAGCTGCCGAAAGGGTGGGAAGGCAGTTTCGAGGTGGAGCGCGGCACCAGCGCGGTGGATGATTTTATCGCCGCAGCCGAGCAGATATTTCTCACGCAGGGCTCTCTGCCAGCCGGCACGGTGTACCAGTATGTGACGGAAGTGGATGGATCCACATCGACGTACGAGTATTCCGGTGTGGTGTTCAAGCTGGTGAATGCGGGCACGTGGCGTGGTGACGCGAGCGTTAAGCAAAAGCTGGAGTTTTTCGCTACGCAACGGCAGCGTATCTGATGGGATCGCCAAGCGCGCAGATTATCGCGGCGGCGGCGGCATCGCTGACGGCGCGGGATGCGGATGGGCGTGAGATCACGCTGCGGCGGATGACGGCGCTGGACAGGCTGCGGCTGTTCAAGGCGATCGGGCCGGTGCTGGCCCAGAACAATCCCTACCTGGGCATGGCGATGCTGGCGGCGTGCGTATCCGGCATCGATGGCGTGCCGGTGCCGCCGCCGGTGACGGAGGCGCAGATTGAAGCGCTGGTTGGCAAACTCGGCGACCGCGGGATTGCGGCCGTGGCGGCGGCGATGGAGGCGGATGATGCGCCAAGCCTGGGGAGTGCCGCCCAGGGAAACTGAGCCGGCACCCCGATCTTGTGGACTGTTTGTATCTGGTCCGGAACGGGGTGCCGTTCGATGTGGCGTTCTGCCTGCCTGCGGATGAGCGGCTGGCCTGGGTTGTGGCGATGGGGCGGCTGGAGGGGCTGGAGTTCGAGTGGGGGTCGCACGCGTGGACGAAGGCCTGATGGATGCGTTGCTGGCGGCTGGTGAGACGCTTGCGGAGGTGCTGCGTGCCGGGCTGGCGGCGCGGGGGCTGCCGGGTGAGCTGAGCGTGCGTGTGGAGGGCAGCCGGGTGGTGGTGGCGAGCCGCGCGCCGGAGGTGCGGGCAGCTGAGTTGGGCGCCCCCGGGCGCCCGCCCAGCGCGCCGGTGGAAACGCTGGCGCGGTGCGCGGCTGGTGAGATCGCCCGCACGCTGCGCGACGTTTTGGGGAGTGCGCGCTGGTGAGCGACATGTTCGAAATTGGCGTGTCGCTCGCATTGAGCGATGGCGTTGCCGATGAGATGGCGCGTTTGCGGCGGGATATGGCGCGGTGGCAGGCGGGTTTGCGTGCCGGCGGTGTGCCCGTGCGGGCGCTGAACCAGGCGGCAGCGCGGGCGCTCTCGGTTTCCGGGGCGGCGGTGCCGGAACGGGTGGTTGTGCCGAAGGCGGTGCCGGTGCCGGCACCGGAACCGCCTCTGGCCGCCCAAGGCACAGGGCCGGCTGCGCCCCTGATACCCCAGGCGGCTACGCCGCGGCCTGTTGACGGGGGTGAGGCAGGGCCCGGGGCCGAGAGGGCTTCAGAACGGCTTGTGGCAGTTGTGCAGGCCTGGCAGCCGCATCCTGTGGCGCCTGGTGCTGGGCGAGAGGCGCCGCCGATACCGCAAGCGCCGCTGGCACCCAGGGCAGTTGCCCCGCCGCACGCCGCCACGCTGGGTACGCTTGGGGAAAATGCGCGCCAGCCTGCGGCTGTTCCGATGGCCGCTTTTATGCCGGCGGCCCAGACGGGGGCATCGCTTGGGGTGCCTCAGGATATGCCGCGCTGGACCCAGCCCGACGCGCAGGTGCCGCTGGCGGGCGAGGCACCGGATATGGTGCGCGCGCCGGCCACGCCCGTATGGACCACGAGTGCCAGCCTTGATGCGGCGCCGGGTGCGCCCTCGCAGCCGGTGGCCCCGGTGGCGTCCACGATCATTCAGCAGGCGGTGGCCGGGCAGGGGGCGCGCGGTGCAGCCACCGTTCAGCAGCAAGGCGGCGTGGAACGCGCCATGCAGTTTCGGCCGGACCCGGCGCAGGGTGGTGGCGCGCCCGAGGCGCCACCCACGCCGCAAGGCGGGCAGGCCCAGCTGGGCGGGGATGTGTTTCTGGATGGCGTTCTGGTTGGCAAGTGGATGTCGCGCTTTCTCGGACGGGAAGCGATGCGTGCGCCTGCCGGCCCCACCGGGTTTGATCCGCGCCGCGGCCGGCTGATGCCCGGTGCGACTGTGGGGGGCTGATGGCAGTTTTGACACTTGGCAGCATGGCGCTGGATGGTTTTGAAGTGCCAGCAGGCGTGCGCTTTGGCGGTGGGCAGCGCCTGGCTGTGCATAAGCTGATCGGCGGGGCGCGGGTGATCGATGCCATGGGGCGCGACGATGCGGCGCTCGCCTGGTGCGGCATTTTTTCCGGAGCGGATGCGGGCGATCGGGCGCGCATGCTGGATACCATGCGCGCGGCGGGCAATACGCTGACGTTGGCATGGGACGAGTTCTGCTACACGGTTGTGATCAGTTCCCTGGATATGGATTATCGCAATCCCTGGTGGATCGAATACCGCATCAGCTGCACTGTGCAGGCGGATTTGGCGCAGGGTGTGGACGGCTTCACGCCGGCGCTTGCCGATAGCGTGTTGAGCGATCTGAATTCCGCCGCTGCCTACTTTGATGTCACCGGTGCGATAGCAGCCACGTCCGCGCCGAACGGGCTGGTGCAGGGTGGTGGCGGCCTGACGCAGAGTGAGGTGGCCGTGGCCGCGGCGCAGAGCGCGATCGGTCAGGGTATGGTAGCGGCGGGCGCCGGGTTGGCATCGGCGAACCTGGCCATGCTCGTCAGTTCGGCCGGCAGCCTTGCGCAACTGAGTTGTGCGGCCGGGTATGTTGGACGGTGCCTGGCGAATCTTGATGGGGCGGGAAGCTGATGCGGGTGGTGACGGTGGCGAGCGCCAATCTGTTTGCCGTGGCTGCGCAATATTTGCAGGACGCGACGCAATGGGTGCGGATTGCGGAGCTGAACGGGATCACCGATCCGTGGCTGAGCGGGCTGGTGACGCTGAGCCTGCCGGATGTGGATCGCTCCGCGGGGGGCGGCATTGGCCAGCAGTGAGACGCGCGCGCCAGAGCTGCTGGTGCTGGTGAACGGTGCGCCTGTAGCGGGCGTGATTGATGCGGAAGTGAGCAGTAATGCGCATCTGGCGGCGGATCGCTACCGGGTGAGTGCGGCTCTGGCTGAAACGGGTTATGCCGTGTGGGACCAGGCTACGCTGCAGATCGAGGTGAGGATCGGCTTGAACGGCGCCTGGGCGAGCCTGATTGTGGGGCCGGCGGACCGCCTGGAGGTGGACCCCGGGCGCGGCGTGGTGAGCGTGGAGGGGCGGGACATGACAGCCGCCTTCATTGCCGCCCGCACACAGGAAACGTTCGAGAACCAGACATCAAGCCAGATAGCCACCACGCTGGCTGGACTGCACGGATTGCAGGCGGCGGTAACGCCGACAACAGGCTTGGCGGGTAGGAACTTTCAGAATGACCACGCCCGCACCACGCTGGATCAGCATGCGGGTGTGACGACCGAATGGGACCTGCTGATCCGTCTTGCGGAACTGGAGAGTTTTGATGTGTGGGTCTGCGGACAGACGCTGAATTTCGCGCCGCCTGTGCAAGCGGCGGCGCCGTTGGCGCTGACGCCAGGGGATTGCCTGGACATGCGCCTGGAGCGCGATCTGACGCTGAGCGGCGGCGTGACCGTGAGTGTTAAAAGCTGGGATTGCCGCGGCCAGCAGAGCATTGTGCAAACGGCACGTTCTGCCGGGAGTGGCGGCACAAAGCTGAGTTACATGATGCTTCAGCCGAACCTGACGGCCAACGCGGCAAGCCAGTTGGCGCAGCGCATGGTGACGCAGATGGCGCAGCAGGCCCAGACGGTGTGTGTAGAGATGCCCGGCGATTTGACCACGTTTCCGCGGGGCGGTCTGACACTGGCCGACACGGGCACGGATTTCGATGGCGACTATTTCATCACCGATGTGGAACGCCGCATCTCCTTCGAGCGCGGATACACCCAGACGATACAGGCGAGGTTGCCGCCATGGACGGATTTTTCAACCAACTGAAGGCGCAGGCCGCACAACAGGATCAGGGCTGGGCACAGCCGCGGCTGGCTGTGGTTTCCTCGGTGGATCCGGCAAGCTTTACGGCGCGCGTGATGATACAGCCGGAAGGCGTGATCTCAGGATGGCTGCCGATTGCCTCGGCCTGGGTTGGGGCCGGTTGGGGCCTCGCGTGCTTGCCGGCCCCGGGCGACCAGGTGGTGGTGATTTGGCAGGAGGGTAATGCAGAACATGGCATTGTGGTGGCGCGGCTATGGTCCAACGTCGCGCCGCCGCCGCCGGCGCCGGTGGGCGAGTTCTGGGTGGTGCATCAGAGCGGCAGCTTCCTCAAGCTGCGCAATGACGGATCGATCCAGAGCAGCGCCGGCACATGGACCCACACCGGAAATCTCGTGGTGAGCGGCAATGTTTCTGATTATCACGGCTCACTCGCGCAGTTGCGCGGACACTACAACCAGCATGTGCATCCGCCATCGGATAGCCCGCCGATTCCGGCCGATTGAAAGGGCATACCATGTCTGATGCAGCCTTGCTCTGGGGAGGCGATCTCTCCGCCGGGCCGACGGGTGATATTGCGGTGGCGGCGGGCACGGCGCTGGGCCAGCAGCGTGTTCTGCGCCGTCTGCTGACCAATCCTGGCGACTATATCTGGCAGCCGAGCTACGGCGCGGGGCTCGCCCAGTTTGTGGGCCAGCCCTGCGACGTGGCCGCCATACGCTCGGTCATCAGAAGTCAGATTTTCATGGAGGCGTCGGTTGCACGCCTGCCCGAGCCGGCGATCGATGTGCAGAGCGTGCAGGATGGCAGCGTGTTCGTGCAGATCCAGTATGTTGATAGCACGGCGGGATCAACCCAGGTTCTGTCTTTTTCTGTGAGTGCCTGAGATGATCCTGCCGCTACAGAATTTCACCAATCTGATGCAGAATATGTCCGCCGCCGTGCAGGGAAGTGCGGCGCAACTGATCGATCTTTCGGTCGGCAGCGTGCTGCGCGCCTTCTTGGAGGCTTGCGCTTCGGTCGCATTGTGGATGCAGTGGCTGATCCTGCAGGTGTTGTCCATGACACGCGCCGCCACCAGTAACGGCAGCGATCTGGATAGCTGGATGGCGGATTTCTCGCTGACCCGTCTGCCGGGCGCGCCGAGCGTGGGGGATGTGATTTTCGCCCGTTACACCACCGGGGTGACGGCGACCATCCCCGTCAATACGGTAGTGATGACCTCTGATGGAACGCAGAGCTTTTCCGTGGTGGCGCAACCGGCCAACCCGGCCTGGAACGGCGCTGGCGGCTATACGCTGGCGGCGAATGTTGCGAGCCAGGCAGTGCCGGTGCAGGCAGCTTCTGCTGGAACGGGGGGTAATATCCAGCCTGGAGCGATCGGGTTGCTCGGCTCCGCGATCCCAGGGGTGGATACGGTTTCGAACATGGCCGCCTTCACCGGTGGGGTGAATGCGGAGAGCGACGCGGCGTTTCGCGCCCGGTTTACCCTCTACATCAACAGCCGGTCGCTGGCGACGGCGGGCGC